CCGCCCTGGGCCAGGACTCGCGGAGCTACGTCTATGGCCTCCGGTCCTACTCCGGTTCGGCCACCCTGCTCTACGACCGCAGCAGCCAGGTGAGCCAGGTCCTGCAGCAGGCCCTCACCGCCGATGACACGCCTCGATCGTTGCAGCTGATCCTCCTGGATCGGAACATCAGCGGGACCATCCTGTTCGGCTCGGTCGGCCTGTCCGTCGCCGTTGGCGACATCGTGCAGGTGCCGGTCGGGATCACGTTCAACGAGATCAGCGGGACGGTCTGATGAGTCTGCTCGGGACTGGCGGCGAGCTGGAGTTGAGCCGCGAGTGGCCGCCCCTGACCGTCATCACGGACGCCCGGTTCGACTCCGGCCGGCTGTGGCTCTCTGAGCCCGGCTACTGGCCCGGTGATCGGGTGGTCCTGTCTTGCACCCGCGGGCTGCCGATCGACGCCAACCTCAACGGCTACGCCGACTGCCCCGATGGGCACCGCCACTGGGGCGGCCTGGGCATCGCCGGCCCTGCTACGGCGCACCGGACCACCGATGCGGGCACCTACTGGGCGGCGAGCGACGCGGCGGCCTACTGGGAATCGGCGGCCGGGACCGGCCTGACGCAGCAGTTGGCGTGCTACGTCGGCCGGGACACCCTGGGCCGGCTGGCATTCTACGACAGCGAGATCAACGGGGTCAACGGCGGCACAACTGGCCGGCTGCCCCTGGCGGGCGTCGCCTTCGGCGCCATGGTGCTGGCTCCCTACTCCGCGGTTGCGGCCTACCAGGCGGCCCTGCTGCAGCTCGCTCAGTCCGTGGCGGCCCTGTTGCCCCTGGATCAGCCCGAGGCCCCGGCGGAGATGCTGACGACAATCCCGGCCGCCGCATCCGAGGCCGAACTGATCGGCTGGCGGATCCAGGCGCAGCTGGCGGAGTGGACGCTGGATCAGGAGGCGGCGACGGCCGACACCAGCGCCCTGGCCGAACCGTTCGGCGATGCCGTCAAGGCCATCGTGCGCGGGAGCGGCACGCTGCAGTTCGATGTGGAGCGCAGCTATCGCAGCGGCAACCAGGACGCAACGGCCCTGCTACGGCTGGTGATGATGCTGGACCGGGGCTGCCGTGCTCGGGCTCGGTTCTACCTGCACCGTGACCGAGCCGCCGAGGCCCCGACGGCGAACCCCTGCCGTGATCCTCGACTGGGCGGCGCCCTGTGGTATGAGGCCGACATCCTGCTGGCCCGGACCGGGATCCAGACGGCGGCCCGGCAGCTGATCGCCGGCAGCGCGGCATTCCTGGTCCTGGGCGAGACCGAGCTACGGATGGGATAGGATGGTCGCGGTGAGTGGTGCAAGCCCCGGGTGTGACGGCCTGGGGCTTTTTCATGGCCGCTACCCTGAGGGTGGGCATCCGATGGCGCAGCAGTGACGATCGTCAAGAAAGCGGGGGATTCCGGCAGCTGGCCCCTCGCGTCAGATCAGGCGACGGCGAAATCCCAGCTATCCGCAATGCTGGACGGACTGCGGCAGGTCATCGGCAATGCCAACATCATCGGTGGATCAGCCGAATCCATTGATCCGCTCACAGCACCGTTCGTGCTGTTCGTTGATCCCTACATCGGCCGCGATTTCTTCGCCGCTGGGTCATACAACACCACCGAAGCGGCTGGTGGTAGCACCACCGAGCAGATCGTTGCGCAGAAGCTGAAGCGGCTGGAGAATCAGCGACTGGTCTGCGGCTACACCAGACAGCGGCCATTCAAGACGCTCAACCGCGCCATCATTGAAGCGGCGATCATCACCAGCAAAAACTGGTACATCAGCGATCCGCTGGCCCATGTGGACTGTGTCTGCATTGTGCTCAGCCCGGCGCTGCACATCGTCTACAACAATCCCAGCACCGACGGCGCCGCGATCAACATCAGCCAATGGGCCGATGGATTTGAGCCGACCTGGCAGCACCTGATCAAGTTCAACCCAGCCGAAGGCGGCGTGCTACAACCTCGCGGAGCGTCAATCGTCTCGCTGACCGGCGATCTCCGTCACACCATCCTCAGGCCCAGCTGGGTGCCGAATGGCGCGGTCGATGAGACGCCGACCTACAGCAATGGCGTCGCCACCTATGCGCTGCGCAGGCAGATCATCAAGACAACTGGCGGCGGCTATGCCTACGGCCTGACATTCAGAGACAGCTTGGAGACCGCCGCGTCTCATCATCTCCTGTCCGGGTTTGGCCATGCCACTCAGGCCGAGCTGAACACGTTCTACGACAAAGTCTGGACCGCATGCGGGTCGGGCGGCAATCTGTCGCAGGCCTACCTGACTGCCCGCGGCACTGAATACACCATTGCGGCGCCGATCTCTGGCAGCCCATCCGCAAGCTGGGATAGCACCAATTCCGCCAGCTTCTACATCTTCCAGTGCTCGGTGCGGTCTGACTACGGCATGGGTCGACTGTGGGCCGATGGCACCAAGGTCGAAGGTTTCAAGTCGTTCGTCATTGCTAACTACACCGGCGTCAGCCTGCAGAAGGATATGACCTGCTGGCAGAAGTACAGCGGCGGCAACTGGGTAAGCGTCAGCAATTATGCCGACTACATTGCGCAGACTCCAGACAATGTCAGGCCGAATCCTGCGCGGCGATCCATTGGCGTTGCGGCGATCAACGAGGCTTTCATTCAGAAGGTCTCCATTTTTGACATCGGCGAGGCTGTTCAGTCTTTCGTTGACGCTGGCGGAGAGATTGACTGCAACAATGGCAACAGCAGCTTCGGTGGTTGCGCTGGCCTGGCCAAGGGCTATCGCGCGGCTGCGTTGCCCCAGGACAAGAGCTGGCAGATCGCAGCGATCCGCGTGCCGCTGTCACCAGAGTTCAAGACTGGCAACATTCAGCGGATCCAGCTGGGGATCGTCAGCGCGATCAGTTCCAGCTCCATCACGCTGACCACCGCCTTGGCGCCTTACGGCTCCAGCCTGACGGTGCCTGATCTGCTGGGACAGAAGGGCTACAGCCTTCCAGGCTCGACATACATCTGGATTGAGAATGCCCAGGGCAACGACTGGCGGGCGCTGGTGACAGGCTCTGCATGGTCATCCGCCGCGCCGGACGTCATCAATATTACGGCGGCGGCGACTGATTCGAGCGGGAATGCCATTGAGGCTGGCGGTGATGGCGTCAGCCTGGCCATCGGCTCACGAGTCTACGTGCGCCGACTGGTTGACACCAGAACGCCAGATGAGCGTCGATTGAGCATCAGGTGCAACAACACAACGCTAGTTCGCATTCCTGCGGCGCATTACGTGCTGCAGACTGACACCACCAGCAACACCATTTCTCGCGCCCTTAGCAGTTCCGAGCTGCTGATGATCACCACGACGGGCGCCGGTGGCGACCCTGCGGCTGGTGTTGTCAAGACATCAGAGATCACTATCCGTCGTGGCGGCACTGCCGTTAACTATGCCAATAGCACTTTCTACCGCGCCGGAACAGTGGTCCTGTCCGGAAACAAGCACTGGGTCAATAGCGTTGACTTGACAACCGCATCAGCAACGCCTGACCCGAAACTCTGGCAGGAGACTCTGGTCCACATGGAGTCATCGTTTGCGCCTGAGGACAACTACAAGAACGAATCGCCGATCCTGGTATTTGACACAGACACTGACGGGCAGGAATCAAGCACGACCTGCGGCATCAACTGGTCAACTGCCTGGACCAGCTCGGCAGCGATCTATGGGCCTTATCGCACCGGGACGGACTATCTGGGGGCATTCCTGCTCCTGACAGCACTCGGGTATCAGGCCAGTGATGCTCATGCGGCACTGATCCCGCGATCGTCAGCCACTCGAAACCGCAATCCTGCCCTCACGTCGAGTCCATCATCAACGCTGGCGCTGAGCAGCGTTTCCCCGGCCGGCGGTGCTGCCAATGGCTCCGCTAACTGGGCCATTGAATTCCGCCGCCCATCAACGCTATGGATGGGCGCCCACAGATGGTTCACAAGCGGCGCCGGCAACTACAGCAAGGCAGTTCCCAAAGCGGCGCAGGATATGTCTGCCCAGAACAGGTTCAGCTATCTGTTCACCAACCAGGGCGGCGGGCGCGTCATCCCGCAGGGATCACAGGAGGATGGGCTGCTGGTCTCGCCTCGCGGGCTTGAGGATGTCACCACAGGCGCAACACTGACGGTCGAGAATCTTGGCGCTGGCGATATCAATACCAGCGTCAGCAATGAACGGGACACTTTGACAGTGACTCAGCAGCTGACCGTTTCAGGGTCTGCGGTGTTCGCGGGTCAAATCGACTTCGGCGCTGGAGGCACCGCCAGCACCACTGAGCTGGGCGTCTCTCGCCTTGCCAAGCTCGCGGATCTGCAGAAGACCGGCGGGTTGGCCCCAGTCGCCACATCTGATGCGACGATTGATAGTCAGCCTGACGTCGTCACGGTTGGCGGCCTGAATGCCTGGAGGCAGGCACAGCAGCTGGTCAGCGCGGCATCGGGCTCACTGATCATCTACGTCGATGCCACGAAGCCGGATCGGAACCTGGCCAGCATGCTGGCGCTGCCCCCGACGACGGCTGGACAAGCGATTCCGACATTCGCCAGGGCTGCCGAGTATCTCAACCAGGTACTGGGCAGCTCAGAGCAGATTGGAGTCGTCAGGGTCGCCCCTGGGCTCTACGACCCGAGCAGCATCTGGAATTGCCGGGTCAGATTCGAGGCATGGAACGCCTCATTCACGTCCATGCCATTCCCTGGCACATCGACAGGGTCGGCATCTGTCAGCAATAACTATTACGACGGGACAGGATATGACAACTTCACGTCTATTCCTAATCTTGTGGCCTTCAGGCTTGGCGTCAGATCAGGTTCTGCCGCTGGCCAGACCGGAGGATTAACGGATCTGCACATCAACTGTGTTGGGTTGTCAATGAGATTCAACCGTTCGGTTGAATGGAAAGGCGGGTTTGCATTCCTCGGTCTTGCTGAGATCATCAAGGCGGTTGCCAATAATCTTTGGCCATCAAATAAGTTTGTCATTGGCTACGACCTTGATGGGCCTATTGTCTTCGGCACCGTGATTCCTGGGCTGACCTTCACGACAAATACAGACAACAATGTCGATACCTTACTGAATAGCATTCGCACTGCAACGTCCTACACCGGCGCCCTCGACACTTGGGTCACAAATCCAGTCATGGATCTCAGCGGTTTAAGCACTGACACGGCGATCATTCAGGACATAATCTTCGGCGCTGGATTGCCTTCACACAAAGAGAACCTCGGCGGAGAGCGCAGTCCATATATCGAGTGCAATACGTCAGTTCAGCTGACGATGGCAAACTTGTATCTGCGTGGCAACACGACAATCACCAGCGCAGGCGTCGGATTGACTACCGATTTGCCACGCGCGAACTATCAAAGCTATGGATCGTCGGCAGTAACGACTCCGTGGACTTGGCGGCAATTCTATCACACATTTCTTGGCTCGGCTTCTATTGACAGTAAGATCAACATTGCCCAGCTAGGAGGTACGGCATCGGTAAAGCTTGGCACTGGCGGCGCATATGACTTGAGCTATTTCAAGGACATCAGCCCGGCTGCAAAGTATCTGCCTAATCATATTCACCTTCTGACCACCGCCTCAACGTCATCTACCCTTGCCTACCCATCAAACAACAATGATGGTCCGTTCCTGGATCAGCTGATTCACGTCAAGAGCGAAATGTCCATCCGCCGAGCGTGGTATATGATTCTGGCGCATGGGACCACCGGCAGTGTTCACTCTGGATTCGTCGGCAAGTTCGGGTCTAATGGCTACAACAGCACGAAGACCAGGGGTGTCATGCTGGGCAACAATGCCAGTGAACCAGAAGGTCGTGCAAAGATCACAGTCGGAGATGGGGTCAGGCGCATTGGGTCGCCCCTGTATGCCTCATTTATTCGTAGGGCAGGATCGAATCTCAGCAATCTACAAAGCTATATTTTGCCCTATGTTGTTGGATCAGCCAGCTATGGTGAGCCGAATCCAGCAGGAGACAATCCGGTGATCACGACTGCTGACAACGGTAGCGAAACGCTTGATCTCAACGTCGGCGGAAGGACCTGGCGCGCTGGCATTAGCCCGCAGTACGGGTCTATCATTCAGTCTAATCTTGCGACCTAATCATGCTGCCATCTGATCCCGACTACAAAACGCCCGCACCCCAAAACGTCAAGGATTCACCTCTGCTTAAGAAACTACTTGAGCTGAACTGCGATCCCTATGCTGAGCATAGTTACAATCCCGCAATGATTGAGACGATCGAAGAGTCTTTAGGCTGATCCTGTCGCCCGCACCCGCACGGCCATGGACCCCGACCGCGTCACTCACGTTGACCTGCTGCGGGGCCTGGCGGTCCTGGAGACGAAGGTGGACCGCCTGATCCAGGACCAGGCGGAGGAGCGGCAGGCCATGGGCGGGGAGTCGGGCATCTACTCCCGGCTGAACCGGCTGGAGCA